CCCATCCGTCATTCCCTGACGTGGTGCCGATCAGCTCACGCTCAGCGCTGGCGCACTTGCTGCAGCACGCGCCGCCATCGTTAAAGATACCGAAAAGGGGATAGCCGCCGGGCCAGCTGTAGGGGCTGGGGCTGAGCTGATCAGCGAGCCGCAAGCTGCGGGATTGCGTTGTCATCTGCCCTATGGGTGAGGGTTACCCTCTAACACTAGCACCACGGCCTAGCGGCGCTCCCAGTGCTGCTAAGTGTGACAGTAACGCAGGGTGAGCAGCTGGAGCGGTGATAAGATTCCGGGTAAGCCACACCCCGGCACCTATGACCTACATCCCCGAGCACCTAGAGCGCTGGAGCGCCAATGTCAGCGCGTTTGATTCTGCCGCGAACTATTGCGGTGCCGATCTGAGCGCGTTCTATGTCGCACCGATCAGCAACGGCCGCGATACGTGCGACTCTGTAACGCTCTCGAACTGGCGCGTGATCAGTTCCGAGCTGGAGCAGCTGGCAAAGCACGATGAGAGCGGCGTGGCACGCTTCGGACACTGGGCCGTTGGCTGGTATGAGCTGTGGTTGATCCACGAGAGCGACGCTGCAGCGCTGAAGTGTGCCGATCAGTGGGCAGCCGAGCTGGAGTCTTACCCCGTCGCTAGCGAGTCCGACCTATCGGAGCTGGAGCAGGAAGAGGAAGGTGAAGCGTGGGAGCGATGGGCTGCCAGCGAGTGGCGCGATGTGCTGGAGTCAGCGCTGGAGCCCTACGCGCCGGACGATGCCCCATACGGCTGGGAATCCGACATTATTGACGCGCTTTCTGATGATCAGATCGGCGAAGCGTGGCACCTAGTGGCTGATCGGCTGAGCTGGTGCTGCATCCACGAGAGCGACGGCCCGAGCTTCAATTTTCGGGAAGCGGCAGAGAAGCTAACGGCTGCCACGCTCTCCCAGATCACGGGTTTGAAGCTGCTGGAGCCCTCGCAAGAATGGCGCCGCGAGGCTTACCCGTGGGCCGGTGCTGAGCCCTCACCGCTGGAGCCGGCACTGGCTTGACCGCTGGCCCGGTCGGCTGTATTGTATTTCACGAGACCCCACCCATAGGCTCAAACGATGACCCACTACACTTCCGCCCAGCTCGCCAGCTTCCCCTGGATCGTTAGCACTGGCACGCTGCGCACCGAGGATCTGCTGGTGCGTTACTGGCAAACTGCCGAACAGCTGGCGCAACTTGCCGACCGTCCCGCATTGATCAACCCCAGCACGCTTGCCGGCCTAGAGAAGCTTGTAGGCGAAGATTCCCGCGAGTCTGACTGGAACGACCAACAAGCCGCCGAACTGCTGGAGGATCTGCACGAGACCTTGCAAGACGTGGCACCCCACGGCTTTTACTTCGGCGCGTCAGAAGGTGATGGCGCGTGCTTTGGCTTCTGGCTTCAAGACGACTGGCGCGATGCCCTGGAAGAACGCGGCATTGACTGCGACGATCCAGAGTCGACCGCGTTACTGCTGGAGCAGTTCGACGATCACGGCATCACCGCCGACAGCTTGTGCGATGCGTACTGCGGCACCGCTGACGGATACACAGAAGCCGAGGCCGGCGCAGATTACGCCCAGACACTGGCAGATGACATTGGCGCTCACACCCCTACGCAGTGGCCTTTCAGCCACATTGACTGGCAGGCAGCCTGGGAGGATCTGGAGATGAGCGATGGCTACGCGCTGATTCAAGACACACCCAGCAGCTGGCACGTTGTCCGCTCAGTGTGACTGGCACGCTCACCGATTAACGGCCCGGCCACAGTGCCGGGCTTTTTGCTGCGCGGCCGTAGGCCGCTTGCAAGCTGACAGCCTAAGATTAAACAAACGACCGGGAATCTTAACAGTGAACGATCAGCCGGAAGCTATCAACGAAGCGCCGGAAGATCTTCCGGAAGCTGTGAAGAAACAGAGGCCGTATGGCAAGCGCAATCCTGACGCTGTGATTGAGGAGCGCCGCAAGCGGTTGTACAAGCGGCAGTTAACGGGTCTGACTGTTCGGCAGCTAGTTCTAGAGCACGCGGATCGTGAGTCTATAGCTGAAGCTACAGCCTGGCGCGACTGGGAAGAGGTGAAACAGTGGAATGAGGAGGATTGGAAGAAAGATAGGGAGTCTGTAGTCTCACGTCTCCAAGGTATGAGACTGCGGGCGATTGAAGTTGCAATCCGTAAGGGTCAGATCGGCAGCGCTCAGCTTCTTATGCGCGACCTTGGCGCCGTGGTTGGCGAGGTTGCACCGGAGGCTCAGGCCGCTGCAGCGCCTACCCTCCAGATCACGGTGGAAGACAAGCGCCAAGCTTGACCGCTGGCCGCTTGTGTGCAACAATAGGGGGCAAGCTCACCAGGCTCCCCCATGCACAAGCTCCACCTATTCGCGCTGCTCATCATCGGCGCTGGCATCCTCGCTATGGGTGCCGACAACAGCCGCCAGTTGGCGCGATGCGAGGCTACCGGCCGGGGCCCGGCTGAGTGCCGGCTGCTCGTGCTAGGCCGCTAGCGGGACTAGTACGGCTGTACTGTGTTACAATGTATTACAGTATCAGCCATAGCGGCTGCTCTGCTGTGCTACAGTACGAGAGCACACAGGGAAACCATCCCATGCAGACCATCACCGAACGCGCCAGCAAAGCCGAGATCCTCTCCGCATCGCTGGAACTGACCGACAGCCAGGCCGCTACCATCAGCCGCCTACAGCAAGAGCAACGGATCCTGTTCGCTGCGCTTGCCGTGCTAACGGTCTGGACACTACTCTAGCACACAACAGGCCGGGGGTCACCTCCGGCTTTTTTGCGCGTGGGTCGATCCCCAGGGAACCTGAACCTATATTTCAAATTCTTTCTACTATGTAACAGGGGGTAGAGGTCCGTTTTGGCAGATCTCTCTGTGTACCGTGCCCAAAAAATACGCTACGATGTAGTTAGGGAACGAAACAAACGCATGTACCCAAAAACTGCCGAAGAAGCCGAAGCGCTAAACACTCCGTTCTTCTTCACTGGCGAGCCTTGTCGCAATGGTCACATCGACGTCCGGCGCTGGTGCAGGTTCACAACGGAGGGAAAAAGCTACCTAGGCAGCAAGTGTGAGACCTGCCGCAAGCTAAACAGACAGAAACACCGCGAAAAAGACATTGGCGCACGTCTACGTAACCGCATTAACAGCACAATCCGCAGTCGTCTAGCGGGATCCAAGCACCGTTGCACAAAAGTTTCGGACTTGCTGGGCTGTTCCATCGAAAAGTACATGTACTACATTGAACAACTATGGGAACCCGACATGAACTGGGACAACTGGGGAGCTTGGCACATAGATCACATTCGCCCGTGCAAAAACTTTGACTTAACGGATCCCGCGCAAGTATCAGAGTGCTTCCGATACACAAATACACGCCCCCTGTGGGCCTCACAAAACCGTAATCCAGGTAAAAGCGCATGAGCGACAACACCGTCAGCCTCCGTTACGCCCAAGGCGAGGTTTTCAACTCCCGCAAACGCTTCCGCGTCCTTGTCGCAGGCCGCCGCTTCGGCAAAAGCTACCTTTCCTGCGTCGAGTTATTGCGTGGAGCGATAGAACGCCCCGGAGAAACATACTTTTATTGCGCACCCAGTTATCGCATGGCCAAAGATATTGTATGGAAGTTGTTAAAAAGATTAGTCCCTAAAGCATGGGTAAAAAGTAAAAACGAAACCGACCTAAAAGTTGAGCTAGTTAACGGCTCCACCATCGAATTAAAAGGCACAGAAAACGCGATGGCTCTTCGGGGTCGCAGTCTCGCAGGCGTTGTGCTCGACGAAGCTGCATTTATGGACGGCGAAGTCTGGTTCGAAGTTATTCGACCAGCACTAGCAGACAAACAGGGTTGGGCACTGTTCATCTCCACGCCAGATGGGACCGCGAGCTGGTTCTACGACCTCTGGTGTTATTGCGAAGAGGGCGATCAAGACTGGCAGCGATGGCAGTTCACCACCATCGACGGTGACAACGTACCTGCGTCTGAAATTGAAGCCGCTCGCGCACAACTAGATGCCCGCACATTTCGCCAAGAATTTGAAGCCAGCTTTGAAAATCTTTCTGGTCTAGTTGCCATCAGCTTCTCCGACGACAATGTTGATAAAAATGTCCAAGATCTTGCAGTTCTTCCTTTATTATTAGGCGTCGATTTTAACATTGATCCGATGTCAGGAATATGTGCAGTCAAAAAAGGAGACGTTCTCTGGGTATTTGATGAAATAATTATGACCGGAGGCGCAACTACGTGGGATTTCTGTGAAGAAGTCCAAAACCGCTTCGGCGTGGAGCGCCGCATCATTGCCTGCCCTGACCCAACAGGAGGCGCTAGGAAGACCGCCGGTGTTGGAGCGACCGACCACAACATCCTGCGCAAATCCGGCTTCACGGTATCCAGCCCGCGCAACCCCTGGAAAATCCGCGACAAGATCACCTGCGTCAACACCGCACTACTAGACGCATCTGGAACCCGCCGCCTATTTATCCACCCACGGTGTAAAGAACTCATCAAATCATTACGCACCCTTACCTATGCCCCCGGCACCGGTCTCCCCAACAAAAACCTAGGCGTAGACCACGCTTTCGACGCCTTGGGCTACCTCTGCCTACAAACCTTCAACCTCGCCAAACCAGAGAACCTCGGCAAAACCTCCTATCGTGTGTGGTAATAACCCACTGGAGCGTAATGGCCGCGAAAAAGAAGACCGCCGCCCAGAAAAAGATCTCCAAAGTCATGCGTGAGTATGGCAAAGGAGAACTGCACTCGGGCAGCAAGAAAGGCCCCGTAGTGAAATCCCGCAAACAAGCCATCGCCATCGCAATGAGCGAGGCTGGAATGACCAAAAAACCCGCCAAAAAGCGCAAGAAATAGTCATGGCAGCCAAAAAACCCGGTCTTTACGCGAATATCGCCGCCAAACGCAAGCGCATCGCTGCCGGAAGCGGCGAAAAAATGCGCAAGCCTGGCACTAAGGGTGCCCCAACCGCCGCTGCCTTCCGTGCAGCCGCCAAAACCGCCAAAAAACGGAGCAAATAACCATGGCCGCCGTCGCTAACACCGCCATCGACCGGTTCACCAACGCAGTCGAGTTCACTGGCGGCACCCTAACCGCCGTAAACGACTGGATGGAGGTTCCTGCCCATTCCAGCAGCTACACATTCGCTGCAACCGTAACCGGCGGCGCCAACTTCCAACTCGCCTTAGAAGCCAGCTTCAACGGCAACGGCAACTGGTTCACCATCGACACCAGCAAAACCATCAACTCTGACGGCCAATACGTCTATTTCTACGACGGAAAAGTCGCCACAAAAATCCGTATGCGCATTGCCTCCATCTCATCTGGAACACCCTCAATCGTTCCCCATATTGCCGTCGCGTATCACGGTTAATGGCCATCCAAACAGTGAATGGAGGCTGTGTTCACATCGAAATTGATGCTGAAGACGGCCTCACCCACGCAACATTCGTCTTCAAATCACCCCAAAACCCCGAAATCCTCGGCGGTTTTGTCTCCATGCTTGCCCAAGGCATCGAAGTGCTGGTGCCAATCACCGACCCCGACGACGAGGAGGATGACGATGATTGAGTATCGCGGCGAAAAATTCCAAGGCTACAACAAACCCAAGCGCACCCCAAATCACCCCAATAAATCACACGTTGTCCTCGCAAAAGAAGGCGACAAAGTAAAACTCATCCGCTTCGGCCAACAAGGCGTATCTGGCTCACCCAAAAAAGAAGGCGAATCCGCCGCTGCAAAAGCCCGCCGCGAAGCCTTCAAAGCACGTCACGCTTCAAACATCGCCAAAGGTAAGATGAGTGCTGCCTACTGGGCGAATAAAACTAAGTGGTGATGACTCTGCCAAAATAAGTACAAAGTAGGAGTCAAGCCGTGGTCTACAGCGCCAACATCCCCCCAACTGGAGCTGTAGTCAGCGAATCCCCGTTCGTCCGCAGCCTGGACGTCATCGCAATGATGTCCGACTGGAGCGTGATGGCTGCGGTCACCAAGGGCACGAACTACATCCGCGACATGGCGGAGACGTACCTACCGCAAGAACCCCGAGAAGACGACGACGCCTACCAAACCCGCGTCGACCGCAGCGTCCTCAGCCCTTACACCAGCCGCCTCATCGAAACTGCTGCTGGCGCCATCCTGCGTAAGCCTATCCACATCGAAGGCGACCCCTACTGGCTGGAACTTGCCCAGAACATCGACGGCATCGGCTCCAACATCAACGAATACGCCCGCCGCGCACTGGTTAGCAGCCTTACTTATGGCCACAGCGCGATCTTGGTGGACTATCCCGCAGCAATGGGAGCGCGAAATCTTGCTGAAGAACGCGCCCAGGGCCGCCGCCCCTACTTCGTCCACATCGACGCCCCCCAAATCTGGGGCTGGCGCAAGGAATCAACCACCAACCGCCTCCTCCAAGTCCGCATCCACGACTACGACGTCCGCCCTCTCAACGAATTCGGCGAAGAACAAGTCGAAGAAATGCGGGTGATCTACCCCGGCCGCTACGACCTCTACACACTGGGACGTAGCACCGAGACCGTCGAACTCACCGAAAGCGGCGGCTACAGCCTCAACGAAATCCCCCTAGTCCCTATCTACAGCAACCGCCGTGGCGCGTTGATCTCCCAGCCACCACTACTGGACATTGCCAACCTCAATATCACGCATTACCAGCGCCAAGCCGACCTAATCCACGCGCTGCACATTGCAGCGATGCCCACCCTTGTCCTTGAGGGCTGGGACGACACCACCGGCAGCGCAACGATGGGCGTGAACTACGCCATCGCCATGCAACCGGGCAACAAGGCGTACTACGTCCAAGCCGACTCCACCAGCTTCGACGCCCAAATGGCCGAACTCCAGTCACTGGAGAGCCAAATGTCAACGCTTGGCGTCACCAAACTTTTCGGCCAAAAGTTCGTCGCCGAGTCTGCCGAGGCCAAGCGCATCGACCAAGCCCAGAGCAACAGCGTGCTCTCGATCATCAGCCAAGAACTAGAAAGCGCCCTCAACCAAGCCTTCGCCTTCGCGGCCCAATACGTCGGCATCGAACCCCCCGAAATCACAATCGACCGCGACTTCGACTACTACCGCCTGATCGGCCAAGACGTGTCTGTGCTGACGCAACTGAACCTGATGGGCAAGATTAGCGACGCGATGCTGCTGGAGATCCTGCGTCGCGGCGAAGTCCTGCCTGACAACAT